CCCCAAGAGCGCGCCCCATTCGGCCCCGATCGTCTCGACATCCGCGGGCAGCGCCATTCTCGCCCTGGATCTCGGCACCACCACGGGCTGGGCGAGCCTAGCGGGCGGGATCGTGCACAGCGGAACCGCCACCTTCCGCTCCGGGCGCTTCGATGGCGGCGGCATGCGGTACCTGCGTTTCCAGCGCTGGCTCGAACAACTGGCCGACGACAGCGGTGAGTTGGCCGCGATCTATTTCGAGGAGGTCCGGCGCCATATCGGCACTGACGCCGCCCACCTCTACGGCGGTTTCCTGGCGACGTTGACCGCTTGGTGCGAGCGTGAGGGCGTCGTTTATCAGGGCGTTCCTATCGGCACCATCAAACGCTTCGCCACGGGCAAGGGCAACGCCGGCAAGGATGCCGTGCTCGCCGCGATGCGCCAGCGCGGGTTCCAACCCGCCGACGACAACGAGGCTGACGCGATCGCGATCCTGCTCTGGGCGATGGAGACCCGGGGAGGTGTGCTGTGAGGTGGACGCCACACGGATATGGCGGCCAGCGCCGCACCCCCGATCAAATCAAGCGCGATGTTTGGCGCGAGCAGCGCGTCCTCGCGGTCTCTCTCGATGACGACCGGCTGACCTGGCCCGAGCGTGAGCTCGTCCGGCAACTCGGCGAGAAGCTCTATGGCGACCGCGATCAGGCGAAGGAGGCGCGTCGATGACCCAGTGGACACCGAGCCTCGTCGAGGAACGTCTCGCGGAAGCGGCCTTCGTGCTCAAGCGCCTGCCCGAACCCCGGCGGCAGGGATATTTCAGCGTCTGGCCGGAGGTCATCCATAGCTTCGCCGACAAGGTCGGACAGGAGCCAAAGCCGATGCGCGTCATCCCGTCACCCGCCGCGATCAGCCGGATGGAGGAGACGCTCAGCTGGACGCTGGGGCTCGATCCGATCGACGGCAAGATCGTCTGGCTGCGCGCCTACGGCGAGCGCTGGAAAACCATCTGCTGGACCGTCGGATTGCAGCGGTCGGCGGCGCACGAGCACTGGCTCTATGCGCTCTGCGTGATCGCATTCCGGCTTAACGGTCGGCGGCTCAACCGCACCCTGTCGAAGCGAAAAGTGATCGAGCTGGCTGGCGCGTCGCAGCGGTGAGCGGTGGCGAGGAAGGTGTCCGGCGGACAGTTTTCGAACGGACATAAACGGCGGATCGGGCTAGGTTTTTGACTATCCTCGGGAGATGCGCGCGCGTCGCGGCCTTGGTCCCGCTTCCAGACGAGTTCGCGGGTCCTTCCTGTCGATTTTGTATTCGGGAGGGCTTGGCGCGGTACTTCGCCAGCGACAGGGCCGGATTTTTGGGAAGCCACCGGAGTCCGGTGTCCACCCGCGGCACCTGAAATCCTCGTGAATTCAAACATCTGACCGACCACGCGAGGTGGATACCCAGCGGATACCGGAGTCCAGCCGGAAGCCGGTGGACTCCGCCGTGCCGGAGTCCACCCGGCGGATGCCACTCGACCATCGACAGGAACCTGCATGACCCTCGCCTTTGCTCCCGAGCGGATCGAGACCTGGCCGCTTGCGCGCCTGCAACCCTACGCGAAGAACGCGAAGGTGCATGGGGCCGACCAGGTCGCGAAGATTGCCGCCAGCATGGCCGAGTTCGGCTGGACCGTGCCGTGCCTCGTCGGCGATGACGGGGAGCTGATTGCCGGCCACGGGCGCGTGCTGGCCGCGACGCAGCTGGGGCTTACCGAGGCGCCGGTCATCGTGCTGGGACACCTGACCGAGGCGCAGCGCCGCGCCTACCGGATTGCTGACAACAAGCTCACGGAACTCGGCAGCTGGGACGAGGCGCTGCTCTCGGCCGAGCTGCAGGACCTGCTGGCAGACGACTACGATCTTTCGCTTGTGGGCTTCTCCGACGGCGAGCTGGACAAGCTGCTAGCCTTCGATCCGGACGGGCACGGTGAAGAAGAAGGTGGCGCCGGGGGATCCGTGCCGCCGGTGACCATCCCCGAGCCGCCGCGCAATCCGGCCTCGCGCACGGGCGATCTCTGGATCCTCGGCGACCACCGCCTGCTCTGCGGCGACAGCACAAGCCACGACGATGTGCGCCGCCTGATGAATGGCGAGCGCGCAGTGTTGTTCGCGACTGATCCGCCGTATCTCGTGGACTATGACGGCTCGAACCATCCGACGCGGAACAAGGACTGGTCCGCGTCCTACGGCACCACCTGGGACGACAGTTCGCAGGGAGCCGAACTCTACGACGGCTTCATCGCAGCGGCGGTCGCAGAGGCCATCACCGAGGACGCGGCCTGGTACTGCTGGCACGCCTCGCGCCGGCAGGCGATGCTGGAAGCCTGCTGGGAAAAGGCGGGCGCCTTCGTGCATCAGCAGATCATCTGGGTGAAGGACCGCGGGGTGCTGACCCGCTCCCACTACCTCTGGAAGCACGAGCCCTGCTTCATGGGCTGGCGCCGCCCTAACCGCCCGCCGAAGGTCGCGGACGAGACACTGCCCTCGACCTGGGAGATGCCGAGCTTCGCCAAGGACGAGCGCCCGGATCACCCGACCCCGAAACCGCTCGACGCGTTCGGGATCCCGATGCGCCAGCACGTCGCCCGCGGCGGCCTCTGCTACGAGCCCTTCTCCGGCTCGGGCTCGCAGATCATGGCGGGTGAGGCCAATGGCCGCCGCGTCTTCGCGATGGAGATCAGCCCGGCCTATGTCGATGTCGCCATCGAGCGCTGGCAGGCCGGGACCGGCAAGAACGCGACCCTCGACGGCGACGGCAGGACCTTCGCCGAAGTGAAGGCCGAGCGGCTGGGCACGATACCTCCGACCCGCGCCGGACCTTGAACCCGCTGTTCGTTGAGGCGCTGATGGGCTGGCCTGCCGGGTGGACCGGCTTCGGCTCAGTGGCAACGGAGTGGTCCCGCTGGTCGCGGCGCATGCGCTCCGAACTCTCGCAGATCAACTGCTGGCCGATGGATGAGGGGGCGGAGTGAAGACTTGGACGATTCATGAGGTTGCGGACGCCTGCTGGATGACGACTGGCGAGCTGAGCCAGTGGATCTCGCGTGGTCACTACCGGCCCTCCGAGGAGGTCCGACCTGGTCAGCGTCGGCGGTTCGATTGGCGCGATCTCGCATGCCTGGCGGTCATCAACGAGCTTCGACCGCACTGTCTGTCGATCAACGCGATGGGTCTGATCGCCGGCGACCTCCGTGAAGACCTCGCCAAGATGAACGGGATCCCCGAGAGCCCGCGCCTGTTCCTCTTCTTCGCGAACTGGACCAGGGGCCGACACAGACAGACGGTTGGACTGGTTCCCCAAAAGGACCTCTGGACGGTCTTGAGGAGCCATCCCAGGTCCCTGATCGTCGTGGATGTCACCGGCGCCTACTCGGCGGCTCTCGCGAGGCTTCCTTCAGAGGTCGCCGCGGAAGGCGCTGCAGCATGAAACAGAGCCGCTTCATGTCGATGGTCGAGGCCGCGACGAACGTCGTCGTCGGCTACGTTCTGGCGATCGCAACGCAGATCGTCGTCTTCCCGTGGTTCGGGATCGAGACGGGGCTCGCCCAGCACATGACCATCGGTCTCGCCTTCGTCTGCGTCTCTCTGGCGCGCGGCTACCTGCTGCGCCGTCTGTTCGAGCGTCTGCGTGGCTTGTGACCGTTTCGCTGGCGAGCGCTCGGTGGCGCTGGTAGCCTTGGGCCATGTCCGAAGGCTGGCAACATATCGAGATCAACGATCATGGGACCATCGTCGTCCTGCGTCCGATTTCGGACGAGGGGCGCGGCTGGTTCGAGGAGCATGGGGGGCGAGCCGGAGCCGGGCGGATCTACACCTGCGAGCCTCGCATGGCGCAGGACATCCTGCAGGCCGCCGCGCGTGACCTGCTGTCATGGCAATGAGATACCGCCGCCCCATGCGGGACGGCGGCCTCGGGTCCGTCGTCGTGTGCGGCGTCAGTCGTCAACGATCATGTAGGTCCTGCCGCGCCCCTCGATCTTCTCGGAGGTGATCGTCAGGCCCAGCTTCTTCTTCAGCGCGCCGGACATGGCGCCTCTGACCGTGTGAGCTTGCCATCCCGTGGCGGCAACGATCTCGTCGATGGTCGCGCCACCCTCGGCACGGAGCATCTCGATCAGTGTTTCCTGCTTGGTGCCTTTCCGGCGCTGGATCGGGGCGGTCGGCGTTTCCGCCGGCGGCGTCTCATCCTGCTCGTCCGTGATCCCGAGGGTGCTGTAGGCGAGCGGGGTGGCGCGCAGCGTGATCGGGCCGCGCTCCTCGTCGTGGCGCCAGACCGTGTTGAGATCCGTGGCGGCGATTTCCTCGATCAGGCCCTGCTTCAGGAGACTCTTGCAGACGTTGCCGACCGCGCCGCCCTTGAGGCTGGCGGTAACGGGGAAGATGGCCCCGTCCTCGCGCGCGCAGGCGGTGGAAAGGATGACGGCTTGGGCGTCTGAAAGCTGGAACTGGGTCATGGGGTCGTCTCCGTGTTCGGGCCCGCGACATGCGGCGCCTTCTACGACCCCGAGCCGCGCAGGGCGCGCGGCGGGAGTTCCGGCTACGCCGGAGGTCACTCGGCGTGTTTGCCCTCGCCGAAGGCGCTGTCGGTGATGCGCTTCAGGAGGCTGGCGTAGTGTTCGAGGGTGCCGACATGGCCCCAGTTCACTTCGTCGGGGTGGGCGTTGAAGTGGTCGTCGCTGAGCGCCTGCAGGCGGGCGAGCATCTCGTCGATCTGCGCCTTCTTGCCGATGAAGGCGTTGAGCGCGGCCTCTCGGTTGCGCCGGGCCTTCTCGGCGCGGGGCTCAAAGCGCGGGGTGGTGATCGGGTTCAGGCGGGTCGTCATCATGGTGGCTCCTTGGGTCGAGTTGCATCATCCTTGTGGGATGGACGTTCGCTCCACGCGCCCGGCTTATCAACTCTATAAGCACATGATTTTGAATGATGATCGGGGCTGGCGATGCAGGGCATGAGCGAGCGCCGGTACGCCGCCCATGTCGGGCTGTCGCGCGGCGCGATCCAGAAGGCGAAGGCCGCCGGCCGGCTGGTCCTGCATGCCGATGGCAGCATCGACGCCGCGGCCTCTGACAGGCGGCGGGCCGAGACGACCGATCTGTCCAAAAGCAGACCGAAGGCCGCAAGAGGTCCAGGCGGAATGAAGCCGGTGCCGGAGGCGGTCATTGCGTCTGCCAACGAGACGCTGCGCGAGAACGGGGTCACCGTTCCGGAGGTCGGCGAAGCCGGCGCCTACATGAAGGCCAAGACCTTCAACGAGATCATGAAGGCTCAGGAGCGCAAGCTTGGGCTCCAGATCAAGAGGGGCGAGCTGGTCGACCGCGACCGCGCCACGGCGCTGGTCTTCCGGCTCGCGCGCGAGGAACGCGACGCGTGGGTCAACTGGCCGGCGCGGGTGGCTGCGCTGATGGCGGCGGAGCTGGGGACGGAAACGGCGGCCATGCAGAAGATTCTGGAGGCCCATGTCCGCGCCCATCTCGAGGAACTCGCCCAGCCCCGGATCGCCCTCTGAGGAGGTCACACGGTTCGACGGCGCTGAAGATCTGCTCCGGGCCTGGGGACGCGGCCTCACGCCGGATCCCTGGCTGACCGTCTCGGAATGGTCGGACACCCATCGCTGGCTCAGCTCGCGCGCAAGCGCCGAGCCCGGCCGGTACCGGACAGAGCGCACGCCCTACATGCGCGCGATCATGGACGCGCTCTCGCCCGGCGATCCGACGCAGCGGGTGGTGTTCATGAAGGCCGCACAGGTCGGCGCGACGGAGGCCGGCAACAACTGGATCGGCTTCGTGATCCACCATGCGCCGGGGCCGATGCTCGCCGTCCAGCCGACGGTGGAGCTGGCCAAGCGCAACTCGCGCCAGCGGATCGACCCGCTGATCGAGGAGAGCCCGGCGCTGAAGGAACGTGTCCGCCCGGCGCGGGCGCGCGACAGCGGCAACACGCAGCTGTCGAAGGATTTCCCGGGCGGCGTGCTGGTGCTGACCGGCGCCAACTCGGCCGTGGGACTGCGCTCGATGCCGGCGCGCTACGTCTTCCTCGACGAGGTGGACGCCTATCCGGCCTCGGCCGACGAGGAAGGCGACCCGGTCGGGCTCGCCGAGGCGCGGTCGCTGACCTTCGCGCACCGGCGCAAGGTCTTCCTGGTCTCGACGCCCACGATCCGCGGCGTGAGCCGGATCGAACGCGAATACGAGGCGAGCGACCAGCGCCGTTTCTTCGTGCCGTGCCCGCATTGCGGGGAGATGCAGTGGCTCAGGTTCGAGCGGCTGCGCTGGGAGAAGGGCAAACCGGAGACGGCGGCATACCAATGCGATGCCTGCGAGGAGCCGATCGAGGAGCACCACAAGCCAGCGATGCTGGCCGCAGGCGAATGGAGGGCCACAGCCGAGGCCCGCGATGCGCGGACGGTGGGGTTTCATCTCTCGGCGCTCTATTCGCCGCCGGGCTGGAAGAGCTGGGCCGACATCGCGCGGGACAAGGAAACCGCGAAGGGCTCGGACGAGGCCGAGCGCGTGTTCTGCAACACGGTGCTCGGGGAGACCTGGATCGAGACCGGCGACGCCCCGGACTGGCAGCGGATCGCCGAGCGGCGCGAGGACTGGCCGGTAGGCATCGTGCCCGCCGGCGGGCTGTTCCTGACCGCCGGCGCCGACGTTCAGAAGGACCGGATCGAGATCGATGTCTGGGCCTGGGGCCGCGGGCTCGAAAGCTGGCTCGTCGATCATGTCGTGATCGGAGGCGGGCCCGCGCGCCCGGAGAGCTGGAAGGCTCTGACCGATCTTCTGGGGCGCAGCTGGCGGCATGCGGGCGGCGCGGAGCTGGGGCTTGCCCGGCTGGCCATCGACACGGGCTACGAGACGGCCGCCGTCTACGGCTGGGCGCGCTCGGTCGGCTTCGCGCAGGTGGCGCCGGTCAAGGGGCTCGAGGGTTTCAACCGGGCAAGCCCGGTTTCTGGGCCGACCTTCGTGGATGCGACCGCGGGCGGCAAACGCCTGCGCCGGGGCGCGCGTCTCTGGACCGTGGCCACCTCGACCTTCAAGACCGAGACCTACCGCTTCCTGCGGCTGGCCCGGCCGACGGCGGAAGAGCTGAACGAGGGTGCTTCGTTTCCGCCCGGCACGGTGCATCTGCCCGGCTGGGCGGATACCGAATGGATCAGGCAGCTTGCCGCCGAGCAGCTGGTGACGGTCCGCAACCGACGCGGCTTCGCGAAGCTCGAATGGCAGAAGCTGCGCGAACGCAACGAGGCGCTGGACTGCCGGATCTACGCGCGCGCCGCCGCCTGGATCGCGGGCGCGGACCGCTGGCCCGAAGCAACATGGGCCGATCTCGAAGCGCAGCTCGGCGTGCCGAGCGGCATGGACAGCCCGGCCGGGCTGATCGGCCGGCCCGACGCGGGCGCGCAAGGCAAGCGCCGCTCCGACTGGCTCGGGCGTCGTGAAGGATGGCTCTGAGCAAGAGGCGCGGAGAGCCCCCCGGGTCGGGCCGGAGGCCCGACCGAGGATAGGCTCTGGCTCGACAGGGAAATAGGACATGGCTGACTGGACGGAAGCGGAACTCGCGGCGCTCCGGCGCGCCTATGCGAGCGGGACCACACGGGTGAGCTATGACGGCAAGTCTGTCGAGTACGGCTCGGCCGAGGATCTGCTCGGGCGCATCCGCACCATCGAGCGTCAGATCGCCGGTGCCACGGCGCGGCCCATCGCCGGCTTTGCCGGCTTCGCGCGCGGGGATCGCTGATGGTCTCCTGGCTCGACAGGGCGATCGCGACCGTCGCGCCACGGGCCGCCACCCGGCGCGTCCTGGCGCGGCAGGCCTTCGAGGGGCTCGCCCGCTCCTATGAGGGCGCGGCCCGCGGCCGGCGCACCGATGGCTGGCACGCGCCGGGATCCTCGGCCGACGCCGAGATCGGACGGGCTGGCGCGCTGCTGCGCGACCGGATGCGGGACCTGGTGCGCAACAACCCGCATGCGGCCAAGGCGGTCTCGGTGCTGGTCAACAATATCGTCGGCGCCGGCATCATGCCGCGCGCGGCCAGCGGGGACGCCGCGCTCGATCGCGAGGTCGACCGGCTGTTCGAGATCTGGGCGCGGGACTGCGATGCCGATGGTCAGCTCGATTTCTACGGGCTCCAGACGCTCGCCTGCCGCGAGATGGTCGAGGCGGGCGAGGTGCTGGTGCGCCGCCGCCCGCGGCGCCTCGGCGACGGGGTCATGCCGCCGGTGCAGCTGCAACTGCTCGAGGCCGACTTCCTCGACGCGACCCGCAACGGGGCGCTCGGCTCCGGGCAGGCGGTCCAGGGAATCGAGTTCGACGCGCTCGGCCGTCGCCGGGCCTACTGGCTGTTCGGCGCCCATCCCGGCGACGCCACGCTCAGCCTGACGGGCGGTCTCACCAGCCGTGCGGTTCCGGCCTCCCAGATCGCCCATGTCTACGAGAAGCAGCGCACGCAGGTGCGCGGCGTGCCCTGGGGTGCGCCGGTCATCCGCGCGCTTCGCGACCTCGACGATTACGAGGTCGCCGAGATCGTCCGCAAGAAGACCGAGGCCTGCGTCACCGCGATCGTCTTCGGCGACGAGGAAGCGCAGCAGGGGATCGCGCCGGCGGTGGTCGACGCGGATGGCAACCGGGTGGAGCAGTTCGAGCCGGGACTCATCGCCTATGCCCGCGGCGGCAAGGACATCCGCTTCAACCAACCGTCCGCGACCGGCGGCTACGGCGAATACAAGCGCGCCAGCCTGCACACGATCTCGGCGGGGTTCCGGGTGCCCTACGAGCTGCTGACCGGGGATCTCTCCCAGGTGAACTACTCCTCGATCCGGGCGGGGCTCGTCGAGTTCCGCCGGATGATCGACGCGGTGCAGTGGCAGCTCTTCATCCCGATGTTCTGCGCGCCTGTGTGGCGGTGGTTCACGGAAGCGGCATGGGCGGCAGGCCGCATCCCAAGGTCGGATGTGCCGGTGGAATGGTCGCCGCCCAAGTTCGAGGCGGTCGATCCGCAGAAGGACGCGATGGCGGACCTGCTCGCCATCCGCTCCGGCACCATGACCCTCGCCGAAGCCATCGCCCGGCAGGGCCGCAACCCAGACGCGGTTCTGGCCGAGATCGCGGCTACCAACGCCAAGCTCGACGCGTTGGGTCTCGTGCTCGACAGCGACCCGCGCCGGGTCACCAAGACCGGCAGCGCGCAATCCAATGCGCCGGCCGACCCCGCGACCGAGCCGGATGCCCCGGACGGCGACGAGACCTGATCCGAGGAAACCCTGATGGAGCAAACGATCGAACTACCGGCCCTGCGCCGGGCAGCTGAACTCGCCCCGAATACGATCGATCCCGAGACCCGCAGCGTCGAGGTGATCTGGTCGACCGGCGCTCGGGTTCGGCGCCTCTCGCTTTTCGGCGATCCGCACGACGAGGAGCTGAGCATGGCACCGGACCATGTGCGGCTCGAACGGCTGAACAACGGCGCGCCGTTTCTGAAGGTGCACGATGCGGGTGATCTCGATGCGGTGATCGGCTCGGTCGTGCCAGGCTCCGCGCGGATCGAGAACGGCCAGGGCATCGCCCGAATCCGGCTCTCCGAGCGCGATGCGGTCGGCGACATCTGGCGGGACATCGAGGCCGGACACATCCGCGCGGTCTCCATCGGCTACCAGGTCCATCGCTACGAGGTCTCGAAGCCCGAGGGCGGCCGCGAGCTCTGGCGCGCCGTCGACTGGACCCCGTTCGAGATTTCCGCCGTTCCTGTCGGCGCCGATCCCGCCGCCGGCTTCCGCGCCAACCAGAACCTCCATGACTGCGTCCTGCATCGCAGCGCCGCAGGCCAAACCCAGCAAAGGACCAATGTGATGCACGACACCGATCAGATCGAAGCGACGACCCGCGATGCGACCGACACGCCCACGGACAACGCCACCGAGGCGAAGGACGCCGGACTCCGGCAGAAGCCGAAGGAGACCAGTGCCCGCAGCCAGCCGAAGCCCGCGCCCGACCCGGCGCCCGAAGACCGGACCCGCAGCCTGGACACGGACGCACTGGTGACCGAGGTCCGTGCGCAGGAGCGCGAGCGTGTCTCCACGATCCATGGCCTCGTCGAGAAGCTTCACCTCGAACGCGGCTTCGCCGATGACCTGATCAGGCGCGGCGTGTCCATCGACGAGGCGCGCCGGCTGATCCTCGATCAGGTCGCAGCGCAGTCCGAAGAGACCCGGACCTTCGGCCATGTCTCGGTACCGCTGGGTGGCCGGGATGAACGCATCACCCGCCGCGATGCCGTGGCCAACGCGCTGCTGCACCGCTACAGCCCGACTCTGTTCCCGCTGGAAGATGCGGCGCGCGAGTACCGCGGCATGACCCTGATGGAGCTCGCCCGGGAGAGCCTGGAGACGGCGGGCGCCAGCACCCGCGGGCTCTCGCGCGACGAGGTGGCGACGCGCGCGCTGCACTCGACCTCGGACTTCCCCGAGATCCTCGCGGCGGTCACGAACAAGACGCTGCGCCAGGCCTACGAGGCTTATCCCCGCACCTTCATGCTGTTCTGCCGCCAGGTGCTGGCGACCGACTTCAAGGCCATGCACCGGGTCCAGCTCGGCGAAGCCCCGCAGCTT